GTTCTGGGCATGCGCTACGAAGAGCGCACCGAGCCATGGGACGGCGCCTGCGGCGTGTTCAGCACACTGCTGACTGAAGCTGCTGTGCGTTTCCAGTCCGAGACAATTATCGAGACGTTCCCCGCTGCGGGCCCAGTGAAGACCGAGATCATCGGTGCCATCGACCGACTCAAAGAAGATGCGGCCGAGCGCGTGCGCGACGACATGAACTACAAGCTGACAGAGCAGATGCCTGAGTATCGCCCTGAGCACGAGCGCTTGCTGTTCAACTTGGGTCTGGCCGGAGCTGCGTTCAAGAAGGTCTACTTCGACCCCACACTGAACCGCCAAGTTGCCATTTTTGTACCCGCCGAAGACGTCATCCTCCCTTACGGTTCTACCGGCGTTCGCACTGCAGAGCGCGCCACGCACATCCTGCGCAAGACCAAAAACGAGGTCAAGAAGCTGCAGGTCTCTGGCTTCTACCGCGACGTTGAGCTGGGCGAGCCTAAGTCGTTCCCCTCCGACATTGAGAAGCAAAAGGCTGAAGACACAGGGTTTTCCCTGACTGACGACGATCGTTATCAGTTCTTCGAGGTTCACGCTGATCTGGACTTGCCCGGCTACGAAGATGAAGACGGCGTGGCCCTGCCATACGTCCTGACGATCGACCGCGGCACCAACCAAGTCTTGTCTGTCTACCGTAACTGGAAGCAAGACGACGAGGTGAAGCTCAAGCGCCAGCACTTCGTGCAGTACGACTACATCCCCGGCTTTGGCGCCTACGGTATCGGCTACATTCACTTGATCGGTGGCTACGCCCGCGCCGGAACGTCGATCATCCGCCAACTGGTAGATGCCGGTACGCTGAGCAACTTGCCCGGTGGCTTGAAGGCCCGCGGCTTGCGTATCAAAGGCGACGACACCCCGATCGCTCCCGGTGAATTCCGTGACGTGGACGTGACCAGCGGCACCGTGCGTGACAACATCATGCCCCTGCCGTACAAAGAGCCAAGTCAGGTGCTGGCTGGGTTGTTGGAGCGCATCACCGACGAAGCCCGTCGTCTGGGCTCGATTGCTGACATGAACATCTCCGACATGAGCGCCAACGCGCCGGTCGGCACAACGCTCGCTTTGCTGGAGCGGCAGCTCAAAACCATGTCCGCGGTGCAGGCCCGGGTGCATTTCGCCATGAAGCAGGAATTCAAACTGCTCAAGGAAATCATCCGCGACAACACCCCAGTGGCATATGAGTACCGCCCCGCCAGCGGCGACCGCGCAGCCAAGCGCGCTGACTACGACATGGTGGACGTGATCCCAGTGTCGGACCCCAACAGCTCGACCATGGCTCAGCGGATCATGCAGTACCAAGCTGTGTTCCAGATGTCGCAGGGCGCCCCACAGATTTATGACCTGCCTCAGTTGCACCGTCAGATGATCGAAGTGTTGGGCATCAAGAACGCCGACAAGCTCGTGCCTATTGCAGACGACATGAAGCCACGCGATCCGGTGGCTGAGAACATGGACGTCCTGAAGATGAAGCCCGTCAAGGCGTTCCAATACCAAGACCACGCTGCTCACATTCAGGTTCACATGTCTGCGATGCAGGACCCCGTAATCATGCAGTTGATCGGGCAGAACCCACAGGCACAAGCGATGCAGGCTGCCATGATGGCTCACATTGCGGAGCACACCGGCTACGCCTACCGCCAGAAGATCGAGCAGCAAATGGGTATCACGCTGCCTCCAGAGGGCGAAGAGTTGCCACCACAGGTCGAGTTGGCTCTGTCCGGCATGATGGCTCAGGCCGCTCAGCAGGTTCTCCAGCAGAATCAATCGCAGGCAGCGCAGCAGCAAGCCCAACAGGCAGCACAAGACCCGTTGGTTCAGTTGCAGCAGGCAGAGTTGGCCATCAAGCAGAAGGACGCCGACACCAAGGCCATGAAGGTCAAGGGCGATTTGCAGCTCAAGGCAGAAGATTTGGCCCTGCGGGCCCGCGAAGCTGCGCTCAAAGCTGGCGAAGACCCAACGATGGCGGCCATGCGCATACAGCAGGAGATCATCCAAGCGCAAGAGTTGCATGGGTTGGAAGTGGCAGCCAAACAGGCGGAACTCCAGCAAGCGCAGGCCCAACAGCAGCAAGCCATGATGATGCAGCAGCAACAGCACCAGCAGAAGATGGCCCACGGCGGTCAGGTTCACGCNCAAAAGCTGAGCCACGCNGAGCAGCAGCACCAGAACTCCNNCAATAAGGAGACCAACTAATGGACAGCAAAATTCTTGAGCTTCTCAACTCCAAGCTGGAAGCCAAACGAAAAGAACTCATCGAAGATTTGGGTGATGGGGTAGCGAAAGACTACCCTGCCTACCAAAACCTGTGCGGGGTTATCCGGGGTCTGTTGACCGCACAGTCCGAAATCAACGACCTCCTGCGTAGATTGAAAGAAAACGAAGATGAATGAATTTAATGTTGCGGCGGTTGACCTGTCGGGCATCCTGAACACCTCGGCCGAAGAAAAAGCCAAGCAGGTACCCGATCCATCTACCTTCCATCTCCTGTGCGTCCTCCCGGAGATCGACGAAGAATACGGCAATGGTTTGGTGAAAGCCGGCCAGACAATGCACTTTGAAGAAGTGATGTCGCCTGTGTTGTTCGTGGTCAAGATGGGCCCCGACGCATTCAAGGATGAGAAGCGATTCCCAAGCGGCCCGAGCTGCAAGACTGGGGACTTTGTATTGGTTCGCCCCAATACAGGCACGCGCATTCGCATCCATGGCAAAGAATTCCGCATCATCAATGATGATTCCGTGGAAGCCGTGGTTCAAGACCCTCGCGGTATCACCCGCGCATAAGGAGCTGACATGCCAATGGAACAAACGGAATTCGAGTTTCCCGACGAACAGTCGGACAACCCCCGCGCAGGCGGTAAGGTGGTAACTCCCGAACCCGAGGAGAAACCAGAAATCGAAGTCGTCGACGACACACCCGAAGAGGATCGCAATCGCAAGCCGATGGCCGAACCCCCAAAGGAAGTGACCGACGAAGAGCTGGCCAAATACGACGAGAGCGTACGCAAGCGCATTCAGCACTTCACCAAGGGCTACCACGAAGAGCGCCGGGCCAAAGAGGCTGCACAACGTGAGCGCGAAGAGGCTGTGCGTATGGCGCAGGCCATCATCGAGGAGAACAAAAAGCTCAAGGGCACGCTCTCCGAAGGCCAGACTGCGTACATCGAGCAGGCCAAACTGGTGGCTGCAAACGATCTGGAAAAGGCCAAGGCGAAATACAAAGCTGCGTATGAAGCTGGCGACGCTGACGCTCTTGTGGATGCACAGGAAGCACTGACCGCGGCAAAGATGCACGCGGACCGCGTTGAAAATTTTCGCCCAACCCCTTTACAGGAAGAAGAAACTGAGGTACAACCTCGTCAACAGGTTCAACCAGAGCCTACAGTTGATCCTAAACTACGCGCGTGGCAAGACCGCAATCCGTGGTGGGGGGCCAACAAGAAGATGACAGCTTACGCTCTTGGCTTTCATTCTGAACTGGTTGACAGTGGAATTACCGTTGGGAGTGACGATTACTACAAAGCAATCGACACCGAAATGCGGAATAGATTCTCAGATGCGTTCGAGTCTGAGAAACCGGCGGATGCGACTCCTTCGCCGAAAGCATCGAATGTTGTCGCACCGGCAACGAGGAGTACTGCGCCCCGAAAGGTCGTACTTACCAAATCGCAGGTCGAAATCGCCAAGCGGCTGGGAGTTCCGTTGGAGCTCTATGCACGTAAGGTTGCGGAAGAAATGAGGAAATAAACATGGCTGAACAGAATCGTCAAAGCAGAGAATTGGCTTCACGCGAAAAAGATGCGCGTCCCACCAAATGGGCGCCGCCCCAGCTCCTGCCCGATCCCACACCGGAACCGGGTTATGCGTACCGCTGGATTCGTGTCAGTACTCTGAATACCGCTGATCCCATGAACGTTTCTTCGAAGCTCCGCGAGGGCTGGGAACCCGTGAAGGCGTCGGATCACCCTGAAATTCGTCTGTTCGGCAGCAATAGCGGCCGTTTCCCAGACGCAGTTGAAGTGGGTGGCTTGCTTCTTTGCAAAACCCCAGTTGAGTTCGTCGAACAGCGTAATGCGTATTACGGCAATCAGGCCGATTCGCAGATGCAGTCGGTGGATAACAACTACATGCGTGAGAGTGACCCACGTATGCCTCTCTTCAAAGAGCGGTCTACAAAGGTGACTTTCGGTAAAGGCACATAAACTTTTTGGAGTCCTTAAATGGCAACTACCGCTTCTCCTTACGGTCTGAAACCCGTAAATCGCGTTGATGGCATGCCCTATGCAGGTGCAACTCAGACTTTTCTGATTGACCCAGCTGGTGAAGCCACCAACATTTTCTATGGTCAAGTTGTGATCGTTGGCGCTGATGGCTATTTGGCTATCTCCACTGCCACCGGTGAAGACATCACCACTAACAACCTCGGCGGCAACGGTGTCGGCGCGATCGGCGTTTTCGTCGGCTGCTCCTATGTCAACGCTCAAGGCCAGCAAATCTACGGTCAGTACTACCCCTCCGGTACAACTGGCGTGGTGACTGCCCAAGTTGTGACTGACCCTAACGTTGTGTTCCAAGCTCAGTTGGACGGTTCTGCCGCTCAAACCGCTTTGGGTACCAACACCTTCTTTGCCGCTGTGCAAAGCACCAGCACTGGTTCTACCCGTACTGGCGACTCCACCAGCGCATTGACNGCCACTGTACAGACTGCTGCTGCAGCTTTCCGCATTGTTGGTTTTGCATCNGGCCCCGGCGATGCTTACACTGACGTGTTGGTGAAGTTCAACCCCAGCGCTCATTCGTACTTGAACAACGTTGGCCTGTAAGGAGTAAATTACCATGGCAATTTCACGCGCACAACTGCTCAAAGAGCTGCTCCCCGGTCTGAACGCTTTGTTCGGTATGGAATATGCACGNTACGGCGAGCAACACAAAGAAATCTACGAAACCGAAACATCGGAGCGTAGCTTTGAAGAAGAAACCAAGCTGTCTGGCTTCCAAGCCGCTCCAGTCAAGAACGAAGGCTCTGCCATCGCTTATGACAACGCGCAAGAAGCATGGACTGCTCGTTACACACACGAAACCATCGCCATGGGCTTCTCGATCACCGAGGAAGCAGTGGAAGACAACTTGTATGACTCGTTGTCCAGCCGCTACACCAAGGCTCTGGCTCGTGCTATGGCTTACACCAAGCAGGTTAAAGCCGCTGCGATCTTGAACCAAGGTTTCACTGGTTCTGGCAACCCCACCTACGGTGACGGTCAAGTGTTGTTCTCTACTGCTCACCCTCTGGTGTCCGGTGGTACCAACAGCAACCGTCCTGCTACTGGCGCCGACTTGAACGAAACATCGTTGGAAAACGCTGTTATTCAGATCGCTGCTTGGACAGACGAACGTGGTTTGCTGATCGCCGCTAAGCCAAAGAAGCTGATCGTTCCTCCAGCATTGCAATTCGTTGCAACCCGCTTGTTGGAAACTGAACTGCGCGTTGGCACTGCTGATAACGACATCAACGCCATCAAAAACAACGGTTCCATCCCCGGTGGTTACACAGTCAACAACTTCTTGACTGACACCAACGCTTGGTTCTTGTTGACTGACGTGCCTAACGGCTTGAAGCACTTCGTCCGTTCGCCTCTGTCGAACTCCATGGATGGTGACTTCGACACCGGTAACGTGCGTTACAAGGCTCGTGAGCGTTACAGCTTCGGCGTGTCTGACCCACTGGGCGCCTACGGTTCTCCCGGCGCTTAATATTCCTTCGGGAATATTTGAGAAGGGGCCCTTGCGGCCCCTTTTCTTTTGGGGTATATTGCAACCACCCCGGACTTTCCGGTGTATCTGACGGCTCCGGGCCGACGTCATGCAGACAGATACACCTTAACCGCATGAGGAAAAAATCATGGCTCAGACTACTTTCCAAGGCCCAGTTCGCTCGTTGGCTGGCTTCTACTCGCAAGGCCCTGCCACTGTTGTCAACTTGGCAAACGGCACCAACACCGTGACTCTGGATGTCGCCACATACGCTGGCAAGACCATCCGCACAAACGATGCCACTTTGGTCATCACCCTGCCTTCGATCAACACCACTGCCAACTCGGTGACTTCTGGCCCCGGCCAAGACCCCAACACCGTGAACAACGTGGGCACAACCTACACCTTCGTGGTTGAGACTACTGCTTCTGCTTGGGCTTTGAAGACAGACGGCACCGACAAGTTTGTTGGCTCCATGCTGATGGTTGACACCGACAGCTCTGGCGCAGTGACAGGCTTCGCCCCCGGCGCTTCTAACGACGTCATCAACTTCAACGGCACCACCACTGGCGGCATCGCTGGTTCGACAGTGACTGTGACTGTGTTGGCTGCCAACAAGTACATGGTGACTGGCGTGGCTCTGGCCTCTGGCTCTGTTGTCACTCCTTTCGCTGACGCTTAATTGATCTCGGGGGCTTCGGCCTCCGCTTTACAGGAGATTGATTATGGGAATGCAAACTGACGTTAAAGCAATTTCGCTTGCCGCTTCAGGGGCAGTTATTGGTAGTCG